AGATGGTTTTCAGCAACCCATAGTCGTAGATAAAGATAATATAATAATTGTTGGTCACACAAGGCTTGAAGCTGCAAAAGAATTAGGGTTTGAACAAGTGCCATGTTTAATTGCTGATAATTTATCTGATGAAAAGATAAAAGCCTACAGAATCATGGATAATAAGTCTGCAGAATATGCATCTTGGAATTATGGTCTTTTGACCAAAGAAATAACTGATCTTTTAGAGCAAGACTATGATTTAGAGTTTACTGGTTTTACTGATGCTGAATTAGAAGATTTAGGTTTTGATTTAAACTTAGAATCATTTGTTGAAACACCTGTGACTGCAGAAGATGAAATACCAGAAATATCTGAAGATGATCCTATTTCAAAAATGGGCGATGTTTGGATTCTTGGAAACCACAGGCTATGTTGTGGAGACAGCACATCCATAGATGATGTTGAAAAGCTGATGAATAAAGAACGAGCAGATATGATATTCACTGATCCTCCTTGGAATGTTAACTATGGAGCAACTGACCATCCAACATGGAAGCAAAGAACTATTTTAAATGATCACATGAAAGAGGATGAATGGGCAGAATTTGTGATGGGTTTTTGCTCAAGTCTAAAAATAGCAAGTAAAGGTGGGTGCATGACATATCTTGTAATGTCTGCTCAAGAATGGGGTATTGTTGACAAAACATTAAGAGATTCAGGTTTCCATTGGTCAAGCACAATAATATGGGCAAAGGATGCGTTGGTTATATCAAGAAAAGATTATCACACTCAATATGAACCAATATGGTATGGATGGAATGATGATGAATCAAGGTTAAGTCCATTGCTTGACAGAAAACAATCTGATGTTTGGGAAGTGCCAAGACCAAGAATATCTAAACTGCATCCAACAACGAAACCTGTGGAGCTTGTTGAAAGAGCAATTAATAACTCAACACAAAGAACAAACTTAATATTAGATTTATTTTTAGGTTCAGGATCAACTTTAATTGCAGCAGAAAAAACAGGAAGGAAATGTTATGGAATGGAACTTGATCCTAAATATGCAGATGTAATTGTTGAAAGATGGCAGAACTACACAGGTAAGAACGCAATGCTTGAAACAACAGGCGATAACTATAACGATATAAAAAATTAATTCAATTTGTAATAATATGCGTTTATACAGTATGATTACAAAAAAATACAAAAAATGGCAAACAAAAAACCTAAATATAAAAAAATAACACCACAGCTTAAAGATAAAATGAGAGTGCTTTATGTTCAAGGAGATATTGACCCACAAGGCTTTAGAAGATTATCAACCATAGAAGAATTAGCTGATGATAATAAACTGTCTAAAAATACGCTGTATAAAATGGCTCAAAGAGAAAATTGGAAGTTTCAGCAAGAGAGATTCCAAAAAGAATATGAAGACAAATTAGATGCACAAAGAATAAAAGAGTTTAGTGTTGAATCAAAAAAGTTAGATTCAGCATGTCTTAATATTGCAAAGGCATTATTAGCAAGATGTGGTAGCGTTATTAGAAACACACAAAACGCATCAATAAAAGATTTTACACCACAGCAACTAGATTCAATGGCAAGTGCAGCATTAAAAACACAAAAATTTGCAAAACTAGCTCTTGGAGAATCAACCTCAAATATAAATGTCAATGCAAACTTACAAGAAAATGACACCTTCAGAAGAGCTATGGAACTGCTTGACTCAATTGAAGACAGCAGAATCTCAAGCGATAGCACTACGCACTGAATGGTTAGACACAGCAAGAGATAAGCAATTACAACCAAAATTAGAACATTATATTTGGTTAATACTTGCTGGTAGAGGTTGGGGTAAAACTCGCACAGGATCGCAGGACATTGCCTTGTATGCCCTTCGTAATTCTAATGTGAACTGTGCTGTGGTTGCACCAACACATGGCGACCTGAGAAGAGTTTGTTTTGGTGGTCCATCAGGTTTAATAAATGTTATTCCTAAAGATTGTTATTTAAAATCAAATGACCAAAAGGGTTACTCATCAAGCGTGTCTGAAATTAGATTATTTAATGGATCTAAAATCACAGGGTATGCTGCTCAAGAACCTGACAGACTAAGAGGACCACAGTTTCATAGAGCTTGGTGTGATGAGGTTGCTTCTTGGAGATACCCTGAAGCGTTTGATCAGCTTATGTTTGGATTAAGACTTGGAGATAATCCTCAATGTTTAATAACAACAACTCCAAAACCAACAAAACTTATAAGAGACCTAGTGCAAAGAGATGATTGTTATGTAACAACAGGATCAACCTTTGAAAACGAGGCTAACCTAGCTGATAGTGCTTTGCGAATGTTAAAGGATAAATATGAAGGAACTAATTTAGGCAGACAAGAATTATATGCAGAAATCATAGATGATATTGATGGAGCATTATGGACACCACAACTTATTGATGACTGTAGAACAAATGATGAAGTGGATTTGCAGCAAATTATTGTTGCAATTGATCCAGCAGTGACTGCAAATGCTAACTCAGATGAAACAGGCATCGTTGTTGTTGGCAGAGACTATAAAAATCATTTTTATGTGTTAGAGGACTTATCAGGTAGGCACACTCCTGAAAAATGGGGTAGAATAGCTATTAACACATTTTATGAGTGGGATGCTGATAGAATTGTTGCTGAAGTAAACAATGGTGGAGACTTGGTTGAAAGGCTTATAAGAAACTATGACTTTAATGTTCCTTATAGAAGTGTAAGAGCAACAAGAGGTAAAATACTTAGAGCAGAACCAATTTCAGCTTTGTATGAACAAAGGAGAGTGCATCATGTAGGTGTGTTTTCAGAGTTAGAACAGCAAATGTGCAGTTATACTGGCGAGACAAATACTTCACCTGACAGACTAGATGCTTTAGTATGGGGATTGACCGAACTAAGCAAGTCTAAAGGACAAGTTAACTGGAGAATAAGCTGATGGCAGAACAAACATTTTTTCAACGACTCTTTAATGTAAAACCTGAAGAGACAAAACAATCAGGTATGATGGGGTATTTTGGTGTAGGTTCTACTGACATAAAAAGTTATAAGTATCAGGACTTAGCAAAAGAAGGATATTTAAAGAACGCTATTGTATATAGATGTGTCAATGAAATATCTAGAGGTGCAAGTGCTGTGCCATTTGTTTTAAAAGCTGGGGATCAAATAATAGAACAACACCCACTAATAGACCTATTAAATAGACCAAATCCATTACAATCATATTCAGAGTTTTTCAACAGCTTGTTTGGATATGTCTTATTAAGTGGTAATGCATATGTTTTAAAAGTTGGCTCAGACAACAGTCCACCACAAGAACTACATCAGTTACGACCTGACAGAATAATTATCAAAGGTGGTGGCAATCCTATTCCTGATAAATATCAATATACAATAAATGGAAAAGTGCAAGAGACATATCTTGTAGATCAAGATAATGGTTTTAGTGAACTTAAACATATAAAGCTTTGGAATCCCTTAGATGATTATTATGGTTTATCACCTATGAGTGCTGCTGCTGTTGAGATAGACCAGTTCAATATGGCAAGTAAACATAATGTAAATTTGCTTAACAATGGTGCAAGACCAAGTGGTGCAATTGTATTCAAACCACAAGATGATGCAGGTTTTGCTGTTAATCTTACTGAATCACAAAGACAACAGTTGCTTACTGATTTAAATAACAGGTTTACAGGTGCAAATAATGCAGGAAGACCATTATTACTTGAAGGCGATTTTTCATGGAATGAGATGGGTTTATCACCAAAGGACATGGACTTTTTAAATCTAAAACATATGTCTGCAACCGATATAGCTATGTGCTTTGGTGTTCCATCTCAATTAGTAGGAGTGCCTGATGCACAAACATATGCAAATGTAGCTGAAGCAAGACTAGCCTTATATGAAGAAACAATTATTCCACATCTTAGAAAACTTGCATCTGATTTAAATGAGTGGTTAGTGCCTATGTTTGATGACAGAATTAAATTAGAGTTTGATATTGATGCAATACCTGCTTTATCTGAAAGAAGAAGAAAGATATATGAAAACGTAACATCAGCAGTTCGTGAAGGCATTATGACAAGAAATGAAGCTAGGGAAATCATTGGTTTACAACCTGTAGATGGTGCAGATGATTTATATATTAGTGCAACATTATTCCCACTTACTGATGAGGGTGTTGATAAACCTGAAAATCCAATCAATGAAGAGGATTTAAAAGAATACGATGATGACTTTGATGAATTTATGATGGAAGAAGAAAAAGATAGTCACGTAACTAACTTTCCAAAAAGAGGTGATGATAAAAAAATATCTTTAAGAAATAGTAACTATCCACAATTTGATTACACTTTTGCAACCAATCTTAAAAATGAAGGTGTTGGAAAACAGATATGGAAAGCTGGTGGTAATATTAGAGGTAATGAAGCTTATATGTTATGGGGTAGAGCAAGAGATGGCTCAGACACACCTGCTGTTTTAAAATGGATAAAAGAACGTGAAGCATGGGCAGCTAGACATTTTAGAGATGGACAAGCCTTTAGAAGTGGAAGCAAAGAACCAAACCTATCAAATGTTGCAGGAGTAGTTGCACAAATTAAATGGGGTGTTATTGGTAACTTAGGTGAGCAAGGTATGAAAGATGTCATACTTGAATTAACCAAGAAGCTTGAAGGCAGAAAAGAACTAGAAGACTTTTCGCCAATAGATGATGATAGACATATCAGTGTTATTGAAGATGAAAAACAAGTTTCTGCAAAAGTAAAAGAAGCCTTACAAAAAAAGGTTGATAATCATAACGAAAAGTATGGCGATAATCCAAAGAAACGAGCAACACTCAGAATGCTTGAAGCTGTATTTAGAAGAGGTGTTGGTGCTTATAATAATAATCCTGCATCAGTAAGACCAAATGTCAGTGGTCCTGACCAGTGGGCATATGCTAGGGTAAATTCATTTTTATTTGCATTGAGAACAAATAGATTTCAAGGTGGTAAACATGATAATGATTTATTTCCAAAAGGACACCCACTGTCTTCTAAGACCTGACTTGTGAGTAACACTAAATATTTCTTCCACCCATGAGTCAGG